CCATAGTTGATTTTCCACATCCTGAACCTGCACCAAGTCCATATATGTTACCATTCAAATTCCAACCACCTGTCTCACCTGTTAAGAGTTCAGCGTTATAAAATGGCAATCCAACATCTTTACTATTATTAAGTTCATCAATAAATTGGTACATATCATCAAAGATATTGTAACTCTTAATTCCAAATGAAGAACTTGTAAAAATATGATTTAGATAGGCTTCATGCTCATTGTAGATTTCTTCTTCTGTCATATCAACATAATCAGACAATCTTTGTTTAACAGGGAAACCTTGTTTACACAATTGAAGGACAGCTTTCCATTTGCGTAATTCTGAAATATATCCATCTAAGTTCTTTTTATTCACATATTCCGTAGCAGATTGAATCGTACCATACCCACCATATTCTTCATACTTCTTTTTCAATTTTGGATGCTTCTCTAAATATAAACCAATTGTAATATCATCAGCAGAATTTTTCTTTTCCACCATAATAATATCGTTAATGATTGTGAAGAATACTTTCCAAATGTTGTTCGAAAAATCATCTAAAGTAATATTGGCATTATACATTTCATCGGGACATTTATAGAATATTGAAACAATATTAGCTTCACATGACAGTTTATATTCAAGAATTTTCTTAGCTGTTTCTATTTGTTCATTTTCAAAAGGTGTCAGTTTCTTATTACTTTCTGCCATAATCTTTTACCATAATTCATCTAAATTATCTTGTTTTTTATTACCACTATTCCTTGACTTATAAGTGTTTATATATTCTATACTACTCGATATGTCAATTTTCGATAAAGACTCTCTTCTTTTTTCTGCATTTTTCATTTTTAAATAAATAGTATTAAGTCTACTTTCTACAATTTTAAGCATATAATTAAACTTATGAGTTTCATCTTTGAACTCAATTCGTGAAAAGGCTTTTTTAATATCCATAGAACAATACTTAAAAGTATTTAAGACAACATCATAACTATAATTAGACATATCTTTCATACTTTTATTCTCAATATATTTATTTGTTTTCAGACCTTTTAATCTCAAACAAAAGGTCTTTGATAACGCTTGATTCTCGTCATAATCCATAAGCTGTTTTACATATTCATATAAAGAATCCCAATCTTTCTTATCTTTTTCTGACATATGTTTCTTTGTCATAGTATTTCCCCTATCTTCAATTGCCCCTTGCAAAGTATATATACAATTTACAAGGGGCAACTTAATTATATTATTTCAATGTCATAGCAAGAATGTTCTGTGCATCTTCAATTAATGTAATCTCAGTAGGATTCGAATATCCAAGTTCCTTCATCTTACCAAGAACAGGTTTAAGAATCTCTAAATTTGTTTTATTATTTACAAAGAACGCTGTAATATCTGTTTTAATAGAATCAAGCTCTGCATTAGCTTTATTCTCTGCTTCTGCTACTGCAACTCTTTCCTCAAACTTCTTCTTAGCTTCTTCCTGTTCTTTCTTTGCTTCATCATAAGTCTTGCCTGACTTAGACTGCTCAGCTTTAATAGCATCTGTTACTGCTTTAATAAGTTCATCTGCATCTAACGGAATACTATCTACGATTTCACTGAATCTCGATTTAGAATCTACTACATAGTTATCATCTCTAAATGTAATCTTTCGTGTTTCGCTCTTAACTACACCTTTTTTAATATCTTGTTTTGTAACAATATCTTTCTTTCCAGTTTTCTCTTTAACAATCTCTCTGTCAATTGCACATACACCAAGAAAATGAACTTTTGTTTTCATAGCGTTAAAATATTTCTGTGGCATATTAGATGTAAGCTGTAAGAAATCTTCTCCTGTAATAGCATCTGTTACATTTCTCGATTTTGTATGACCAATAACAATAAAAGAAACACCAACTTTCTTCAACTGCCATAACTTATCAAGGACAATTTCAATTGCTTTATCTTCACCAGCTTGAAAACCACCAAATGCGGCTTTAATAGTCTTAACTCTTTTGTTCGGATTCTCTCTATTATGCATAGAAATTACTTCGGGTTCTGCGATTGCAAAAAGTTCATCATAAGTATCAATGGCAACAACTTTTAATTCAGCCCAATCTGTCATTCTGTTTTCTACAACATCGTCGATAAATGTAGCAAAACCAATTGTATTAGTCTCTTCATCATACTCAGCATCCCACTCAGGACAATTCAGATAATTGATTCCATCAATGGCATCTGCACCATCTTCTTTACCAATTTCAAGAAACATATAACCATTTGTACCAGCAAGTTTTTCGCAATACTTTTTTGTAAGAGTTGTTTTACCAATACCACTTTCTCCAATAAGCATCATATTATAATCAAGTGGATTTAATTTAACTTCATTTTTCTTTCCAAACTTCATGATATTCACCTCTATATATTATTGTTAAAAGTAAGATATAGGGAGAGAATAACCTCTCCCATAGCGTATAAATTTAATAGATAATATTACTTATCTTTTAAGAAAGATTATTAAGCCATGCTAAATCTTCACTGCTAGAAGAAGCTGTATTCTCGTCAAATGGAACTTCTTCATCTTCCTCTACACCAAGATCAATATACAAATCTTCCTCTGTGTATTTCCCTTCAAACTTCTGAACAACAGGAATCTTGTCATCGCCAACAAGTTTAATATATGGCTTTCTAAGAATCATTCTATGTTCACGACTTCCACGATCTGAACATTTCGCAAGAGCTTCTTCTTCACTAAAAATGCCCATCTCAATAAGTTCCTTAATATCATCAGGAATATCATCAAGTGTAGCTGTTACTACCGCACCACCTTCAACGAGATCACCTTCAAAAGTAATCTGAGTAATGCCTTTTTTAACCTTGAACAGCTTATCCATAATAAGTTTACAAACTTTCTCATTTGAGAAATCCATAGCAAACTCAAATGGCTTGTTGAATGGATACTGACCTTTAATTTCTACACCATCTTTTTCTTTAACGTAGTCAAGAACTCTTGCATTGACGTACATAACACCTTTATCTTTATCAATATTGTCAGATTTCAGCGATGTTGAATCTTTGTCGATAAGGATTGACTGAGTAAAATGTGCAAAGTATTTGGAAGAATCATCTACTTTGCTAAGTACAATGCTATTAATCGTTTTCTTAACCTGAACAGTTCCATTGTACTCAGAATATTTAAGACTTCCACGGACATTAACAACCATATCAGAAGTAAGATGCTCTTGAACATAAGCAATTGCATCGTAAGCACTAAGGAATTTTTTACAGAATGTTTTACCTTTATCTGTCTTTTCAAGACCAATTGTAATAAAACTCAAATCACCGATTGTTTCAAGAATAGAATCGTTAAATCTATCTTTCCAATCTACTTCGATTTTATTTTCAAAATCATCAGAACCATCTTCTTTCTTACCATGAACATAGAGAACATTATCCCTGTCCTCACCATAACCACCCATCATCTCAGCATAAACTGTTCCATGTTTCTCACCACAGTCAATACCAAGATTCAGACTGTTATAAACCCAATCACTTTTTTCAGATTTCTCATTAATCTTATAAGTATACTCACCAATTACTGGTGTACCTACAAGAGTAAAGTTTGAAATCCAGTCGGTTTTCTTAATCGTACTACTCATTTTTTTCTCCTTTTTTAATATTGATTAAAAGATTTTCTAACATATTATTTCGTGCTATTTCTTATGGCTTTATAGTGTATAAAGTTAATAACTACACTTATATTATATTATTTTTTATACCATTTAACAACCAAGTATAAAAAATATTTTACATTAAATAATATTTACAAATATAATCTACTAATTCTCTTAATGTTTTACATTGTCTATCGCAACATTCTTCAATCCACGGATGGAAAATTTCTCCGTTTTTATTCAATGCAATAATAGGTTTTCTTAATTCATATGCTGTTGCTAATTCAAATATTGTACCGATACTATTAGCAACATTATCGAGATTTACCACGATAATATCTGCATCTTTTAAATGACGCAAATCAAAATTCATTACTTCTTTTTCAGTTTTATAATCTTCGGGAAATGATGATGAAAAATAATTAGGTGGACTAAAGAATACAGGCTTATTCTTTAATTCATATTCACTATTTGTTATAGCAAGCTCTACTCTGTTTCTCCATTTAATCTGTTCTTCATAAGGCAAGTCACCCATAGCACCTGACAAAAAAATACTAACATTCATACTTATTAACCCCTCTTAATTCTGTAGCACTTACAACACAATTATGAATTAACATTGCAACTGTCATTGCTCCTACACCTTTCGGAACAGGAGTAATCGCAGATACAATATCTTTAACATCATCAAAGTCTACATCTCCACAAAGTTTTCCATTTTCCATACGATGAATACCAACGTCTATAACAACCGCATCTTTCTTAACATACTCATGATTAAAAAATTTTGGACTACCAATAGCACAAATAAGAATATCTGCTTTCTTACAGATATCTTTAAGGTTCTTTGTGTGAGAATGACACGTAGTAACCGTACCGTTAGCATTAAGTAGCATCATTGAAATTGGTTTACCTACTATGTTACTTCTTCCGACAACTACACAATTTTTACCATCAACTTCAATATGATAACCTTTTAAGATTTCCATAATTCCAAGTGGAGTACAAGGATATAGACATTTTGTTTCTCTATTTTGTACAAGACTACCAATATTAATTGGATGGAAACCATCAACATCTTTAAGAGGATTAATTTCGTCTAATACTTTATTAACATTAATCCCCTTTGGAAGTGGTAACTGGACTAAGATTCCTGTTACATCTTCTCTTTCATTTAATGCATGAATTAATTTGATAAGAATAGATTCACTTACATTATCATTCTCTTTAAACACAGCAACTTCAATACCAACATAATTGCAAGCACGTACTTTGTTTCTTACGTAAACATTTGATGCTTCATTACATCCAACTTGAATAATACAAAGTTTAGCCTTAATACTTTGCATTAATGAAACATCTCTTTTAACTAACTCTAAATAACTATCAGAAATTTTCTTTCCATCT